AGCGAGCCTACTCCGTCTAGCGGTTGACGTCGAAAGACTTGCATCCCACCACGGACCACCACACAGGTGAGCGATGGTCCAGCCGTATGAACAGGACGTAATTCTCGACGTCGCGGGTCAGCCGATCTACGACGCGATGACCATCGTCCAGCGGCGTATCGACCAGTTCGCCACCTCGCTCAAGACGATCGGCAAGGACACCGTCGCCGACGTCAAGCAGATCCAGACGATCGTCGACGCCAACATCAAGGCGCTGAGGCAGGCTCGTGCCGATCTCAAGACCCTGCAGGAAGGTGGCGGCGTTCGCGGCACCGACTACGGCAAGGCCGAGAAGGATGCCAATCGCCAGCGGCTGATCGAGGCGAAGACCTACTACGGTCAGCGCGCCCAGCTGGATCGCGAGGCGGCCAGCATCGAAAAGCAGATCGCCAAGGAAATCGCCGATTACGAGGCGTCGCAGGATCGCGCGTCGATCGCGCGTGCCAAGGAAGTTGCCGCCGCCCGGCGCGAGGCGGCGCTCGCCGCCGTCACCGCCAAGGCGCGTGGGATCACCAACGTCGATGACGCGCGAGAAGCCAAAGTGGCCAGCGACGCGCGGCTCGCCAACCTTCGTCGTGAGCGGGAGGCGACCGCCAGCAACGACGCCGCCGCAGCGCGCGGTATCGCAGATCGCATTGCGCTGGAAAAGTCGCTCGGCCGTGAGCTGGATAATGTCGGCCGCAAGCTCGCTGCGCAGAAGGCCGCGACCGAGGCGCGGCAGACTGGCGGCGACCTCAAGACCCGGCTGGCGCTGGCCGCCTCCGATGTCCGCAACACGGTCAATTCCGGTGCCGACGCCAGCACGGTTCTGATCGGCGAGCAGTTTCAGCGTGAGCTGCAGCTGGCCGAGCTGCGCAAGGCGCAGGCGGCAGGCGACTACGAAGCGCAGCAGGTTGCCCGTGAGAACCTGCGGATCGCCGAGGCGCGCGTCACGGCGGCGCAGCGCCTCGTCCAGCAGGAAGAGAACACCCTTCGCGTCGAGCGGCAGATCGCCGATGCCAATGCGCGCGGCGAGACCAAGGCGAACGTCTCTCTCGCGCGTCCGTTCGCGACCCAGCAGGTTGCCGATCTCGGTATCGATGCAGCGCGCGCAGAGGCCAAGACGCGGGTCGCGGCCGCCGAAGAGAAGGTCGCCGCCGCAACGAACGCGACGCGCAACGCCGCCCTCTCCGATCTCGAAGTCGAGCGCGCCCGGCTGCGCGCCGTGGAGAATATCGGAAACGAGCAGGCCGCTGCCAATCGGCGGACGCTCGCCGGCCGGGCGCAGACCGCGATCCAGAACACCGCTCTCTACGGTCTTGTCGCGGGCGTCGGCTTCGGCGCCTTCAACGCCGCGCAGCAGGAAATCACCGACGTCGTCGCGCTTGAGGACGAGCTGGCCAAGCTGCAGGGCATCTCGAACTCGACCGACACAGAGATGCAGAGCCTCAAGGCGAGCATCCTTGGGATTGGCGAGACGTCGCGCTTCGCGGTCAATGATCTGGTGAAGATCGCTCAGACGCTGGCGCAGGCCGGCGTCAGCGCCGCCGACATGACCAAGGTGCTGCAGGCGGTCACGACCCTTGCCACCGCGTCGGGATCTACCCCTGACGAAGCGGTTCAGCTGGTCACGTCTGCGCTCGGTGCTTTCCAGCTGCAGGCCAGCGAGGCGGCGCGCGTCGCCGACCTCATGACCGAGGCCCTGAACCGCACCAAGCTGACGGTCACGCAGGTCGGCCAGGCCATCCAGTATGTCGGTGCCACGGCCTACGAGCAGAACATCTCGCTGGAGACGCTGCTCGCGACGATCGGTGCGGTTGCGCAGGGCGGTGTCAAATCCGGTTCGACGATCGGCACCGGTTTTCGCCAGTTCCTTGTTGATCTTCAGACCCCGAGCGAGAAGCTGGAGTTCGAGCTGAAGAAGCTCGGCATCACGCAGGATGATGTCAACATCAAGACGCGCGGTCTCGCGGCGGTTCTCGACACCCTCAAGGAGAAGGGCTTTGGCGCGGTTCAGGCCTATGATGGTCTGGAGACGCGCGCGGCGGCCTTCTATCTCGTCGCGAAGAATAATACCGACGTGATGGATGAGCTGCAGCTCTCCTTCGCCCAGCAGGGCGCGGCGGCGATTGCCAATGAGCGGTCGATGAACTCGCTCACCGCGCAGTGGACGCGGTTCAAGAACGTCGTGGAAGAGGACGTTGCCGGCGATCTTGAAGGGCCGATGACGGTTCTCAAGAACCTGCTGGAGCAGATCACGGATCGCATGATCAAGGCTCGGCAGGCCGCCGAAGATATCAAGGCGCAGAATGCCAACGGTACGGCCGCTTGGTATAATACCGACATCAGCAAGCCGACGGAAGATTTCCTCCAGAAGCTCCTCGATGGCGGTTATAACAATGGCGTTGGCGGCATTGCCCAGAAGCTCCAGCTCGGGACGTGGCTGCGCAATCTCGACAAGGATGCGAAGAACACCAGCGCGTCCATGGAGGTCTATGCCGACTCCCTCAAGCACGCGAGCGATGAGGTCGACAAGCACGGCCAGATTATCACCGAAGTTGACAAGGAGATGGAGCGCCTCAAGGGCCAGCAGTCCAGCCTGATCAATAACACGACCCGATCGCAGGCCGAAACGGTGACGCTGACCGCGCGCTTCGAGGGGCTTGTCAAGTATCTCGGCACCACCAAGAACGCATATCTCGACCTCATCAATGCGATGGGGCAGTATCGCGGCGAGGAAAGCCGGCTGCTCTCTTCGTCCTATTTCGGTCAGGTTGCCGTTCAGCAGAAGCAGAATAATCTCGACCAGAACAGCCTCAACTCGACGGTCGCGGCGATCAAGGCCGACCCCAACCTGATGGCCAAGCTAACGCCGCAGGAGAAGTCGGCGCTCAATAACCCGAACGATCTCAACTTCCCGCGTCGGATGGCGGAGGCAGCCGACCGCATTGGCGCTGCCGCGGACAAGCTCAATGATGCGGCGACCTACTCGTCGCGTCTTGCGATCGGCCGGCGCGAAGTCGAGCGTGATAAGCAGCAGGGCGGTCAGGCGCTTGCCGCCAGCACGGGTCTTGGTCAGCAAGTTACTGAGAAGTCTCAGGATTTCTCGACTCGTCTCGATGCGCTGAGCACGCTGACGCAGGGCGATCGCACCAAGGCTGGCGGCGCCCTGACCAACGACATCAACAGTTTCATCGGCCAGCTGAATGCCAGGCTGCCTGCGACCAGCGGCGCCGGGAAGCAGTTCGTTCAGGATGCGATCAACACGCTGCGGGGACTTCTCAATCAGGTCGCGGCGGCGATTAAGCCGTCGCAGGAAGAGATCAAGCAGGCGAAGGCCGACGCCGCCGAGCAGCGCCGGCAGGAGGCCGAGCTTCGCAAGCGTCCGCTCATTCAGCAGTCCGACATCGACAGCGTGGGTCAGGCGCTTGGTCTGACCCTCGGGCGCGGCAATGACAGCTCACCGGCCGCGAAGGCGCGCGAGAACGCGCTGCACGCGCGCGGGCTAACCCCGGCAACTGGGGACACCTCTGCCCACACGATCACCGGAGGCGTGGCCCGTGACTTTGGTGTTCAGGGCCTGTCCGATGCACAAGCCAATCGCATGGCGGCGACAATCCGTGCGCAGCTGCAGGCGATGGGCATCGACGCGCTGGTCCAGTTCGAGACCGGCGTCGGCAAAAATCAGGGCACCGGCCGGCATATCCACGTTTCGGTTCGCCCCGGCACGCGCTTTTCGAAGGACAAGACCGATCAGCAGGCTGACGCCTATGACGCCGACCTGTCGGCGGCGCAGACGACGCTTGACCAGAGCGACCTGACCAAGAAGCTCAAGGACGTCTCGAAGGCAACCACGACTGGCACCTTCAATGCGGCGGTGCAGGCGGCGACTGACGCGCTCACCAAGGTCAATGCCGATATCAAGAACCAAGCTCTGGACGAGCTGGCAGCAAAGGGATTCGGTCCGAATAGCCCGCAGTATCAGGCGCGGATGCAGCAGGTTGATCAGGAGATCGCCCAGAATGTCGCCGATTTCCAGCAGAAGATCGCCGACAACATCAACAAGAGCGTCGAGAAGCAGCTCACTGCGGCCGATCGAGCGTTCGAGCTGGCCACCTCCTCGGCGAACGCCAATCTCAAGCTGGCGCAGGGGCAGGTCACTGGCCTCGACGCCTATTCGCTGCGCAACAAGGTGCCGGACTACACCAAGCAGCTGGCGCAAGATCGTGCCGCGCAGGCGCAGGAAGCGCTCGACCGTGCGACGCAGGCGGCGCTTCCTGCACGCATCGCCTCGGTGCAGGGCGCGCTGACTTCGGCGCAAGACAAGCTCGGCACCTTGACTGATCCGACCGCGATTGCGTCGGTGAACGACGAGATCACCAAGCTGACGACCCAGCTCAAGGATCTGCAGGCGACGAAGGACGCGCTTGACGCCCAGCTCGGCGCCGACGGTCTGATCCCGAAGACGTGGACGGACGCCATAAATCAGGCGGCAACTGCCTTCGAGCACGCCAACGGCGCCAGCAACACCTTCGCGCAAGACCTTCAGATGAGCCTCGGCGGCGCGCTGCAGAATGTTAGCGACGGTCTGGCGACGATGTTTACCAACATCCTCGACGGCTCTCAGACGGCGCTGCAGGCTTTCGGCAATTTCGCCAAGGGCATCATCCAGTACATGCTCCAGATCGTGGCCAAGGCTGCTGCGACGAAGATCTTGAGCCTGCTGTTCAATCTCGTGGGCATCGGTGCGGCCGGCGCGGGCGGTAGCGGCGGTTGGTCAACAGCCTCTGGTTCGATCGGCGGTGGCGGCGGTGCCGTGATGACGTTCGAGGGCGGCCGTATCGGTGACCCCGACCTGCCGATCGAGCGGCTCAAGGGCGGTGAAGTCACCAATGGCTCGCCCACGGCCGATAGCGTCCGCACCAAGCTGGCGATGGGCGAGTGGGTCGTCCAGAAGAAGGCCGTCGACAGCGTCGGCAACCAGTTCATGGCTCGCCTCAATCAGCATGGCGCGAAGGCGCTCGACACGCTAGGGTCGATGCCCTCGATCGACATGAAGAACCACACGGAGACGAACGTGTACGTGGTGCCGCCGGAGCAGAAGCCGACGCTCTCGAAGAACGACGTTCTCGTCATCATGAACGACGACATGATGAATGGCGACAGCAAGCGGCTGATCCAGCATATCGCGAAGGACAGCTAATGGAGACGTTCGATTTCTCTCCCGAGCGCTATGTGCCGGAGACGCTGGCGCGCGACGCGACGGCAACCGCGATCACCATGAACGGGTGGCAGTTCGTTGCCAAGCCGACGACGCCTTATCAGCGCAAGTTCAAGCTGACCTTGCACGGCATCCGCTGGTATCTTGATGATAAGAGCGGCTTCTACGATCCGTTCTACAATCCGAAATTCAACGCCCGTCGGCTGGAGCTGTTCTATCAAGAACACGAGCAGTGGAAGCCGTTCAATTTCGTGCATCAGCATCTCGGCTTCATGCCCATCCGCTGTCGCTTCGCGACGACCCTCAACGTCCCTGCGGGTCAGCAGAACTCCGGTGGCCTTCTCGCGCCGCTCGAAGTACAGCTGATCGAGCACAATCCGGGGTATTGATCATGGTCTCGCTCAAGACGGTCGGCAAACGGTTCGAGGTCACGTTCACCGTGATCGAGGGAGGTTCGGGCATTGTTACTGGCATCCTTTCCGAGACCGACCAGAATTCGCAGCCCAGCTACGTCTTCGTGCAGCCTCGCCATGTGCTTCGCACCCTGCCGCTGACCGCCGTGAAATCCGGCATGGTGCTGCGCGCGCCGAGCGGCGCGCCCTTCATCGTCGGCGACAACGGCCCCTCGGAACAGCACATCGGCACCCTCTGGCAGAGCTTTCGGCTGTTCGAGCCGACTGGCCAGTATCTGTGGCAGCGTCGAACGAAGGTGATGGATCCGATCGCCAAGCAGTACAAGGAAGGCCCTCTCCAGCCGATGGGCACGATCTGGGCGGCGCTGGAGCCGCTTGATCGGACACAGGACGATCGCGAGATGCGCGTCACCTTTCCGCAGCAGCGCCTGATCACAGGCGCTGCCGTGAAGGTTGACGATCTTGTTGACAACCGGGCTGTCACCAAGGTGGACAAGCAGCTCGGTCTTGCGATAGGCACGCTGACATGATCCTTTCGGGCGCGAAGGGCGGAAGCTCTTCCTTCAAACAGACCCCGGATAATCTCCGTTCGATCGACACGTTCGAGGGCGTGCTGGGCGTTTGCATCGGCCCAGTGAAGGGGCCGACCAACGGTCTCAAGTCTATCAAGCTGGATGGCACCGCGATCGAAAACGATAGCGGCGACCTGAACTATGGAGATTTCGTTGCGCAGCTGGGCGACGGTGACCCTGCAAAATTTCCTCAGATCATCACTCTCAAGATGGGGACCGGCGCCGCTCCGATGCAGATCGGCTTGACTCTGTCCAACCCGAACGGCCCGAACGACTCCAGCGGCAATCCAACGCCACCGACCGGCCCCGGCCCGTGGGTCACGCGAACGCTGGCCAATACCGGTGCCCAGTTCATCGATCTTCGCTTCATCGTCGAGCAGCTGTATCGGCAGGATAAGAAGGGCATCTATGAAGAGACCCTCACGATCGAGGTTCAGCTCAAGCCGGTCGGCTCAGCGACGTGGATCAATCCAACCCTGACGACACCAACCGGCACCTATAACGAGCAGGGCGGCACGAAGGCGGACATCGTTCGGACGCTCATTCCGCGGAGCTATTACGACGCCTCCGGCAACTGGAAGCCAGGCAATCAGAACTTCGCCATCACCGGCAAGACGACCAGCGCGGCCGTCTACGAGTTGCGCCTCTCCGTTCCGAACGAGGGGGCCTACGCGAATACCGCATGGGATTTGCGTTGCCGTCTGATCGAGCGCGAGACCTATACCGGCGGCGACGATGGCGAGGATCAGGAGAAGCGCACCGTTCAGTGGGAGTCGGCGGCGGCCGTCTACGGCAACACGATGGGCAGTCAGGAAGACTGGCGTGGTCTGTCGTGGCTCCAGCTCTACGGCAAGGCTTCGGATCAGCTGACCGGCGTTCCCGAGATCACTGGCGAATGGGATACCAAGGTGGTCTCGGTCCCACCGCCTACGATCTACAACCCGGACACTCGACAATACACGGCCGGTCTTTGGGATGGCTCGTGGTCGAAGGCGTTCGTCAATGATCCGGCGTGGGTGATCAACGATGCCATTTCAGACTCGTTGTCCGGCCTCTCGCTGATCGCGACCGGCTCCTACCTCAACAAGTGGGATGCCCTCGATCTCTCGAAGTGGTGCTCGACACTGGTGCCCGACGGCAAGGGCGGCATGGAGCCTCGCTACTCGATCAACATCGCGATCTCTCAGCCGCAGAAGGCGGAAGATTTCATTCGGTATCTCGCGGGCGGCGTCGGCGCTCTGGTGTGGGATCAGGGCGACGGCGAGTGGCGCTGCAAGGTCGACAAGCCGGACAATCCGGTCGACATCTTCACGCTCGACAACATCATCGACGAGTTCGTCTACAGCCACACGGATGTCGACACCCGGTTCAACGACATCATCGGCCAGTTCCTCAACGCCGAGATGGATTACCGGCAGGATGCGGTGCGCCTGTTCGACAGCCCCTCGATCGCCAACATTGGCCGCAAGCCAACGACCATTGCGCTGGTCGGCTGCACCGGACGGCAGGAGGCTCTGCGCCGTGTGAAGCTCCGTCTGCGGAGCACGGTCAATGAGACGAAGATCGTCAACTTCACCACCAATCGGCGTGGCCGTAATGTCGAGCCGCTGTCCACCATCCTGATCGCCGACGGCGATCTCGGTGACAGTGACAAGCGCACCACCGGGCGAATGATCGCGATCTCCGCCGATCGCAAGACCATCACCGTTCGCGATCCGCTGCGGCTTGAGGTCGGCGTCGACTACACCATGAAGTTCGCGATGCCGAACGCGGCCTATACGCCCGAAGCACCGACGCAGCCGACCAGCATCGACTGGACGAAGCCGACGCTGGTGGTCAGCCGCAACATCACCAACAGCTCCAGCCAGCGTGGCAACGTCAAGATCATCTATCTCGACACCGCTCTTCCGACGGACGTGGACGAGAACCTGACGATCGCGCTGGAGGCTACCAATCTTGTCACGCTCCCTCGGCTGTTCCGGGTGACGGGCGTTTCGCCGCAGGATGACGGTGAGAAGATCGCGATCAGCGCCATCAATATCGACACCGGAAAATACGACGCTGCCGACAACGTCACCAACGACGACACCGTATTTCAGGATCTTCGTGGTGCGGTGCCGATGCCGCTACTGCCGGAGTCGGGTACGGTCCTGACACAGATCAGCACGCCGTCGGACACGGGCGTCATCACCACCCTGATGGCGCAATGGCAGCGACCGCCGGGTGCCTACATCTCCGGCTTCCGCGTCCAGCACAGCATCAATGGCGGTGCCCTGAACACGGTGATCGAGAAGACTCAGCTGCCGATCTGGGAGCTGGTGAATGCCGCGCCCGGCGCGCATCACGTTGAAATCTGCACGATCAGTCGTGGCGGCCTCTACTCCGAGCCGCTCAAGGCCGACTTCACGGTAGCCTTCGGCCCGGATCAGACGCGCCCGTCGATGGGTCAGATCTGGAGGGACGGCGCTGCGCTCGACCCCGGTCACAGCTACAGCAAGGGCGAGCTGGCCGTCGACCAGGGAGCGACCTGGATCTATACCTCTGATCTCCCGTGGGACGGCACGCCTCCGCCGACTCTTCCGTCCGAGGAGAACGATTTCTGGCGGCAGGTGAAGAACCCCAACACCACCTCGATCTCGGTGGACAACGCCAGTTTCAGCATCAACGCGGACTCCTCAGGCAACGCCATGCCCGGCCAGCTGCCGGTCAGCGGCAAGGCGACCCTCGTTGTCGCAAACTCCGACGTCTCGGCAACGACGACGTGGACGCTCGCTGCCACGAACTGCACCGCGACGATCAACTCCGGGGGCGTTTTCCAGATTACGGCGACGGGCAGCGGCGTCTCGGGATGGATCGACATCACCGGCACCTACAACGGCGTGGCTCAGAAGAAGCGGGTGACAATCAACAAGAACATCACCGGAGGCGCGGGAGGCGGCTCCGGCAGCAGCTCCAGCGTCAGCGCCTTTCCGTCGTCGGTGGTGTCGACCAGCTACGCCTCATCGCCGACGGCGACCTCCAGCGTGACGGCCAGCTCGGGCGGCAATGCTACCTTCAACGCCGACATCACCTTCAACACCCCGTCGGTGAGCAGCGGCACCTCGACTTGCACCCTCTACGGCAAGATCGTCTATCGGCTCGTGGGCGGCACCTCGTGGACCGACGCTGGTCCCGAGACCATCTGTGACACCACGGCAACGTCGACTGGCTACCCGTCGCCGGGCACGACGGCCGGTCATCTCGGGATCGCCAACACGACCGTCTCGGGGCTTACCGCCGGCTCCAATTACGAGTATGGAATCTTGCTGCGCATTGCGGCCGGCGCTTCGGCAACGTCGCTCTACGGCGCGGTGAACGCATCGGGGACTCCGTAATGGCCAATCAGTGGTGGATCATCAAGGACAACACCAGCGGCGCCTTGCGCCAAGTGCTGGTCACGACCGGAGGTGATCCAAGCACGGTCGGCGAGGACATGACCGGCAAGACCGGCTACCAGATGGTCCGTCGCGGCGACATGGACAATGAGATTCCCAACCTCACTGCCGGGACTTGGTCGGATAACCTAGCCTTCGTGAAGGCCAATCTCTTGACGACGATCGACACACAGCGAGAAAACAACCAGATGATGTGGTTGACGACCGGCGGCGCCAAGAAAATGATCTACAACCAGAAGGCTTATGAGATCATCAACTACCGAAGCATCGGCTCAGCCGCAGTGGCTTTGCTGAATCTGCAGGACCAACGCACTCGCTTTCCCGCGGCGTTTGCCGAGATGGATCTGACGGGCGATACCCTCGCGACAGTGATGGCCCGGTTCAGCGCAGGTGCCGATAGCGCGAACACGAAAGCCTACAAGATTGAGGCGCTGGCCCAGCGAGCGAAGCGAGGAGTGAACGCCGCCACAACCACAGCCGCTGCGATTGCCGCTGCGAACGTCAACTGGACGGTGTAATTGAAAGCCCTTGACCTTGGGAACCACGCATCCATAGGTGCAGAATGCAAAGTCCAGCCTATCTTTCAATGAAGGCCGATCGCTTCACCGAGTTTGCGGCGACGTTGACTTTCCGTGGGCTGGATCTTCGCTCCCGTTCCTATCACATGCAGGTCCGAGCGGCCCCCAATGCCCCCGGCGCGGCGCTGGTCGATCTTCCATCAGTGACCGCCTCTGGCATCAACGGTGTTCGTTTCATGTCGTTCTCGAACGACACCGACGGCACTCCGATCAGCAAGATTGGGGTGTTCATCACCGAGGCCAGCATCCGAAATTTGTCAACCGACACGAACAATGAAGATGTTGTCCTTGCTTACGATTTTCAGATCGTCAATGGCACATCCAAGGAAGTGACTCTCTACGGTCCCTTCATCCTGCGCGCCGGAGTGGTCCAGTGAGCCAAGACTTCACCGTAAAGATCGACCCCCCGGCGGGCATGAGCGCTTACGAGCTGTGGCTGTCGCAGGGGAACACCGGCGATCTGTCCTCTTTCCTCAATCAGGATGTCGCTGGTCTCGCGATTGCGAATGCCGTTGCAACCGCTCAGAGCTACGCCAGCCAAGCGCTTACCGCAGCGCTGACCGCTGGAGCCTACACGTTCGCCTATTCGACCACGCTGCCCAAGGGTGTCACCGCCCTGTCCAACGCCGCGGTCGGCACTGGGTCCGGCGGAACGGCCAGCAGCGGTCCCTATGCTTTCACCGTGACTGGCGGTCCGGCCGGTCATGCTGCGTCCTATTTCATCGGTTCTGACGGCAAGGTCTCGTCGGTTCGCATCGACAACCCCGGCGTGTCGGTTTCCTCGACGGCCCCGACCTATGCCTACCAGAGCGGGGCGGCCGGCGGCAACATTACCGGCGCTACAGTGCCGGTCGCGACGGTCGGCAGCATTATCCCGGTGCAGGGACGCTACTGGACCGACGCTGGTGACGGTATCAATCTGGCTCGCTGGTACAACAACGGAACGGCGACGCCTCAGAAGGAGCTGCTCGCCGACGGCCTGACGCAGATGACGATCCCGATGTCCGCCTACGTTCAGGGGCTGGGCACGCAGATCGCACTCAAGGCCGATGACATCGGTCCGTTCGATCCGCTCACGGTCAAGAACGCGATCACCGCGCAGTATCCCAAGGATGCGACCACTCTCGTTCCCAACGGTCAGGGCAGCACAGGCTCGGCCGTTGCCTCTTACGTGTTCAACGCTTTCGCCAAGGCGAAGTACGGTGAGAAGAACGTTCTTCAGCTGACGGACACGGCCAATGCTGCAGGCAACCTGCGTCCGGTTGGCGGCTGGTTCATTTCTCCGGCCCAGCTGGCGGCAATCGGCGTGACGCCGAACGACACCACGCCTCCGACGATTTCTATCCAAGCGTCGATGTACACCTCGGGGATGACCAACCTCGATGTCGATACGACGACACTAAACCCGGCTGTCTACAAGACCCGGTTCTTCATTCAGCTGCGCTATTCGGGCGCGGGCGGCACCCAGACGATCTCGTATCCCCCCAACAACGACCCCGAGAATATCGTGTTCGTTCAGGGCACGAACGGTGCAAACTCCGGATATGCCGGTAGCACGGACCCGCGCTGGACTGGCATTGCCGAGAGTGGCTACGTTAACGGTGACGAAATCTGCGTGGCCCGCAAGGGTATCCCGATCCCCGCGACGTTCAACGGCAAGGCACTGACCGGCGTGGTGATCGTTGCGATCGGCAAGGCGCTGGCGGCGGGGCCGGTCAAGATGCACGTCGGAAAGTGCACCGTGGTGGCGGGCAACAATCTCGACGTGACCAAGCAGATCTACAACCCGTCCGACTCCTCGGTCATCCAGCTTCGTCTGGCCCTTCTCTCGGCAGTGTCGAGCATCGCCCTCAACACGACCGCTCTGGCGTCGAAGGTCACCTACCTTCCGCCGATGATCACGCCGACCTATATCAACGCTATCCGTGGTCGGTTCACGGCCACGTCGAGTGTCACGGCACCTCACGGCGCGCAGGCCGGCTCGGCGGCGACCAATGTGGGGAACAAGGCGTTCTATCTCGCAACCGGCGAGCCGAATGTCATGCAGCTCAATGCTGTTCTGAACGGCACCTACCGGCCGTGCGGCGGTTATGTGATCCTTCCGTCTGACCTCGCCGCGATCGGCGTGGTTCCGGACGACACGACGCCACCCAAGATTTCGCTGATGGGCGGTATTCTGGCAGCCAACCAGGTCAATCAGACGGCCGGGTCGCTGCAGATGTGGACGATCCTTCGATACGGCGGAACGCAGGGCGCCATTCCTTCCTATGGCGACTCCACTCATGACATCGTGCTGACGAACACTGGTTCGTCACCCCACCCGAGCTATGCAGGCGGCGGCGACAGCCGGTTCACGAGCACGACTGGTCGAGCTTTCACCGACAGCCAGATCGCTGCAGGCTGGGCGCGCGAGAATGTCTCGGTGCCGGCCACTTTCAACGGCATTCCGCTGACCGCTATCATCCTTCTTTTCTTCGGCTTCCAAGCCGACAACACTCTGACGACTGGCCAGTTTCAGGTCGGTCGTGCCGCGTGCATCGCCGGTGCGACGATCGACACGACGAAAACCTATCTCAACGACAACGATCTGGTGACCGCCGCGGCCGGTGCTGCCTCCAGCAGCAATACCCGGACCCTGACGATCGCCAACTCGGAGAAGGTCGGCTTCAACGGTGACAGCTATAGCGAGAGCATCTACTCGCCTTATGGCAAGTGCTGGATCTCGAAG